CCTTGGCAAACCCTTCCGGGTTCGTGTTGGAAAGATCCAGCATCTGCTGCATGACGACCTCCGGGTCGTTGTTGATGTCGATCCCGTTCTTTGACGCCCATTGCCCCATCTGAGCCATGAATTCGGAATCCGTGGAAAGTTTGTAGGTCACGGCAGCCGAGGCTGCCTTGCCTCCCCACGGGCCGCCGGTCGCCAGGCTGCCAAGCATGGACGCAAGCATGGGCGCGGCCGTAGGCACCGCGGATCCGGCGGCTTGCTGCGTCAGCTTGGACAGGCTCCAGTCAGGGCTGTAGGCTTCCTCGGTCAGGAATTCCGACACCCCTTCCTTCTTGTCCTTGTTGATCGAAAAAACCTGTTTCAGGTCATTCGTGGCCTTGGTCCTGAGGTATTCGCCGGCGATGTCGTAGCCGATTTTCCTCTGTTCGTCAGGAGTCATGGCGGCGATCTGCTCCGGTGTGTACCTGGACTGGAATTGCGCGTTGATGAATTTGGATGCTTCCGATCCGTTACCGAGGACTTCCGGGGCATTGAAGCTTTCCAGCCTGTTGCGCCTCAGATCCCTGCGCTGAGATGCGTCAAACAGCCCGGCGATCACGCTGGGATCAGCCTGGTCGCGCATGGATCTGCCGAATTCCCACATCTTGTCGCCGGCGGCGGCGTCATACGCGCTGCCCAGGGCCGCGTTGACCGCGCCGAACATGGTCGGCAATCCAGGTAGGTTGACCTGGAGCTCCGGTACGCCAGGAACGCCAAAGGGGAGCTTTGAAGGTAGGACCTTGGGCTGCTCTGACTCAGGCTGGTCATCGTAAAACGCATGGGCGATGTTCCCTTGCCCGTAGTGCTGGGCGATCACCTGGCGCCTCATGGCATCGACGGCCTTTTTGATGTAATAATCGCGATTCTGTTCAAAATCACCTCCATCGTAGGCGGTACCTTTGTCCATCTGATGGAGTCGCTGGGCGTTAGAAATTACCAACGGATCGTTCTCAAGGGTTTTCCATGCCTCAGGATTGAATTTCCAGTAATCATCCGGAACAGCCCCCTGGGGAACCACGAAAAATTCCTGGGCGCTTGACTGTCTTTGGCCCGTCTTGAATTGATCCGGGGTGACATTCTGCCGCCTGACACCGGCCGGTAGCAGCATCTTGGGAGACCCTTCGGTCAGGACCCTTGTGTCTGTTTTTACGAGCCTTTTGGTTGTTTCAGATGGGTCGAACAGCCCGTACTCGCCGGTCTGCGGGTTTGAAAATGTGTAGCCTGAGTCACCGGACCTTTCAAAAGACAGGCCGGATTCGCGCGCGTTCAGGGACGATAGCTCATCAGGGTTCATCAAGGCCAACGGATCGCCCTGTCTGAGTGAATTCAGTCTGTACGCAGGAGGAGCCAGGGGCGGGACGACCATGGGTGGGACGCCCGGGGCCGGCTGAGGCTTAGACCCGTACCTCCATTTTTCGTAATTGAACGGCTCCTCAGCCATTATTAACGAGCCCCCTGCAAGATGTTGATCGGATGATTCGGATTATCCGGAGACATCTTCAGAATGGCAGACATTTTCTTTCTCATGTACGAGAAAGTGACATCACCCGTCTGAGGATCAACCTTCGGAACCCTGATGAGAATGTATTCGGGAGCCGTTGAAGGATCTGCCTGTGCTTTTTTGATGATCTTGTCGATTTGACCTTGGGTGCTGGCCGCAGGAATAGGCGTGTTTTCGGGATCGGAAATCTGCGCGTTCATGTGGCCGGCGTAGATGCGTTCAACCAGATCAACCAGGCCTGGGTATTTTGGAATGTCCTGTTGGCTGATTCCAAATTTCAGGGCAACGGCGTTCAGTAGCTCTGCTTTCCCTGACTGAAATTCGCTCGATCCGTATCTGACATCAGCATCAGAAACTGTAGGGGTGCCGAGATTGTTATCATTCATCCATTGCGTGAAAGCCGGAGTCACCTGATAAATTCTTTGATTCGCCGGAAGGCTTGCGGTCTCAGGCGTAGGCTGGAATCGTTCGCTAAGATTTCTCGGTCCGGTAGCATCAAAGGCCCTAGAAAAATTATCATAAGCCTGTGGAGGAACAAACCTGATTGTGCGGCCTCCCCATTTAGCCCTTTGATCGAATTCTGAGGCAATTTTTCGCGCGTCTTCAGCAGCTTGCTTGGCGGCAGCCTCCTTGGCGTCAGCGTCACGCCGGACGCCGGCCCGGCGATCAACCTCGGCGTTCCTGCGATCCTCGGCGTCCAGACGGATCTTGAGCTCGTTGGCGCCAAAGCCGGTCCCAAGGCGGGTGTTTGGGTTGCTGCCCATTTCCGCGGTCAGGCTGGAGTACTCCTGGTAATCGGAAGGATTGTCGAATTCACCGGTCATCGGATTGATCCGTTTGAACAGCTCGCCCATGCGCTTGTTGGCAAGCTGCTGCCGGATCTGCGCCTGGTTGCGCAGCTCGTTGTAATCCTCCTGCTGAAGGCCGCGGCGGGCCTCGGCAGCCTTGGCCGGATCGAGCCCGAAGATGTTGGCGATGTTGCCGCTTATCTGCGCCCAGGCCGCCATGTTGGGGTCCTGCTGCTGTTGGCGGGGGATGTATCCGGAATAATCAGCCATGATTATTTGATCTCCTTTTTGTCTGACTTGAACCAATCAGCAGCAGCCTGAAATGGTTTGAAGACAGCCGGGTTGTTGTTGACCTGTGGGGCTGCAAAGTGGTTCCAATTCAGGTCAGACCCAGGAATGATCCTGTTGGTCTGCATGTGCAGATAGTTGCCATCGCCTACGGGTCTAAGGCTGTCAGCCCCGTCCAGGGAGTTAATGAAGCCGGAGCTGTCGAGGGAGGCGTTGGCTACCTGTTCTGCCGTCTTGTTGCCCCAACCGGATCCTGCAGCCATGCCGGCCAGTCCACCTACGGACGACAAGGCGGCCCCGATGTTCTTCATGCGGTCTCCGGCCTGGCCGGCTTGGGCCATTTCTGCCTCAAACGCGGCGGCAGATCCGGCTTGATTACGGGCAATGATCCCCTGGTCTAGGCTGGCCCTGGCGTTTTTGATAGCCTTGAGCTGCCCGGCGTCCCCGAACGCCGCCAGCTTTGCCTTGGCGTTGGCGTCTAGATTGGCTGCAGCCTTGCCGGCTGCGGTGCGGACGCGCGACTCATCGGAGACGATCTGGGATTGATTGCCGTAGGACGAACCAATGTCCGTGGTAGGGGCTGTCTCCTGAACCTCAGCAACATCGCCCTGGCGTTTTGCGATCGCCTCATCCTCGGCTTTGATGGTGGCGTCCTTGCCCTCGGAGGCCAGGGACTCATTAAACAAGGCGCTGGCCTGTTCGCGCATTACGCGCTGCCTTTCCAGCTCGGCTTGCTGGGCTTTGCGCTGGGCTTCTTTGACTTGTCTTTGAGCCTTAGCCTGGGACGCCACGGAAGCGGCGGTCGCGATAATAGCTGCTGAAGCGATGTCGCACATGTCAGGAAACAGTCCTTTCCTTGCCTACGCCGATCGAGCTGCGCGGGAACCCGAAGGCCTTGAGGCCGGGGGCGTTCCGGTCGTAGGCGCCGGCTTGGCTGGCGGCCCCCAGGAGGCCGGTGGTGTTCTGGAACATCATCCCCAACGGGGAGATGGACGGCTGGTTGGACGCGATCGTGGCGCGCGAAAGCGCGTTCTGGGCTGCCTGGCCAGAATCGCTGGTTGCGTTGAGCTGGCCGATCAGCTCGGCCCGGTTCTGTTCGACCTGTGCTCGCGCCTGGTTGGCTGCATCCGTGGCCTGGCCGGCGATCGTGGCCTCGTTCATGGCCATTTGGCGTCTCATCTCACCCTCGTTCGCCGAACGGACGCTGGAGTCGGTCAGCCCGGATCGCGCCAGGTTGTACTGAAGCTGCTCCTTGGTCTTGTCGAATTGGTCGTTCAGCTGAGGCATCATGGTTTCCTTCACGGCGTTCTCACGCCGATTGTAAAAATCAGAATTGAATTGCTTGAAAGTGCTGTTGATCGACGCCATGCCAGCAGCGATACGAGCCTTTCGAGCTTCCTCGTCAGCGCGCGCTTGCGCGCCGTAATCTCCTCCTCCTCCGAAACACATGATCCTTAGTTTGTTTTAGCCGGAGGGTTGGTCCAGCTGTAAGTGAAGAATGTCTCCCCGTTTTTTCCGTAGCACGGGTGCTCCGACTCTTTGGAGGCGCCGAGCGACTCAAGCCACCGGTGCGCGTCCTCGTGCGTTGAGAGCGACTTGCACTCGGCCCGGATGAATTTCTCCGACAATGCGTAGGGGATCAGGGTTCGCTTGACGGCCTTGGTCGTTCCAAGCGAAACCTCGTTCCACCTGTCCGTGGCGAACATGAAAACCGACAAGACCTTGGGCCACATCTCATAGGCCCCAAGGACGCAGACAGGCTCGCCGTCATCAGCCAGGGCCACAAACCCGATCGGCTTCAATGTATCGATCATTTCGGCTACGACCTCCGGATCCTCGCTCCAGCGCGTTGCAAAGATCTCCTCGCGGTCCTTGGAGCGCATGTTGATCGCGACATGTTTAACGCTGTCGAATGTGAGCTCAGCAATCCTCATGGCACAATCTTCATTGTCCCTGCGATTCCTCCTGCAAGCTTGCTTGAGGTGTTTTTCGTTGGGTCGAAAATGGACGCGATCGGAGCCGTTGCCGGCGATTGCCCTGGCTGCGCCTGGGGGCCGCCGGGCGCGGCCGGCTGGACTGGCTTTGCCTCAAAGAATGTCGTTGGTTTCTTTGATGGGTTGTATTGAGGAACCGATCCTGGCGCAGCCGGGCCGCCGAAATTAGGAAGGCGCGAACTTAGTGTTTGTGGATCTTTATGAAGACACATGTTTATCCGGCGTCGTGTTTGGAGTGGAGCTCATCGTAGTGGACAAGGACATTTGCTAGCTTTGAGTAGCCGGCGTGATCGCTGGTGAGCCGGACGCCAATGTGGGTGCCGATGCCGGTCGCGGGGATCTTGCCAAGGGCGAAGGACGGCTGGGTGAAGGTGGCGATCTCATCCCGTGCGTTGGCGTTGGTGTAGTCGAAGCCCATGAACACCTTCCAGGTGCCTTCACAGGTGATGTCCACGCCGTTGACGGCCTTGAATGTGCCGGGCTTGTTGGCGTCCAGGTAAGGCATTTCCACCACGACCGGGCAGTTGTCGTATTGGGAGCCGCCGGGGCCCCCGTAAAGGTAGATCTTGTTCCCGGATCGGATGTAGACCTTGTTTTTAAATGCGACCATTTCATCGATCGTCATCCCTGGCACATATTCGCTCCAGGCCAGGATGCCGGACCCCTTGAAATACGACAGGACGAACAGGCGCGGCCCGATGCTGATCCAGTACCGGCCATCAACCGGCTCGATCAGGGCCTTGGCGGCCGCGCGCTGCTCCGGCGTCAGGCCGGCCAGGATGCCGATCACGATCTCATCGATCGGGGAGCCGATGTCGTTGGCGTAGGCCGCGTCCGTGCTCTCGCGGGACTGGAGCGACCTGATGCCGTTGTACGACAGGTAAAAAAGATCCGTGGCTCCTACCGACACAACGCTGTTGGCTGCCAGGCAGCCGGTGTTGTCCAGGACCTGGCGCTGGGAATTCTGGTTCGGATCCGGGTCAAAGAACCAAAGCTGGCAGTTTCGCTCGGTGAACACCGCGATGTTATTTTGGTAGACGCCGGCCCCGGTTAGGTCGTCCCGGCCGCCGAAGTTATTGGCCATGTCGATGAACCCTGACCCGATGTCGTAGGTGTCCCACTTGGTAGGGTTGTTCAGGGATGAGAAATAAAGGACCGATTCGACGCCGATGTATTGCTTGCCCTTGTAGGTGAAGCAAAATACCCCCTTTTTCCCGGCCATGCGCGTGGCGCCGAATTTGTAGGGGGTGCCCGGTCGATTAGGATCGGTGATCATGATCCAGCACTTGTTGCCGACCTCCGGGGTTCCCTTGAAATTGATGCGCATGATCTTGCCGGCGCCATCGTAATTGTCCCGGCCTCCCCCGAAATTGACCATGCCAGGCCGGGTCACAGTCCCGCTGGTCGTGACTCTGATGGACTTGTTGTTGCCGGCAGAGCCAAGCACATTGGATGAAACGATGATCTTATCACCTTCCTTAGTCGCTGAGTACCCATGCGTTGCAGACCCATGGTTGATGCTGTTGATCACATCGAAATTCAGCTGCTCAAGGTTTGTGCTGAAATACTGGGCTTTGTCAGGCGTTGCAGACCCCATCGTGAACGGGTCGATGTCCGAAAGGAGCTCGACCCCGTTGGCTACCACGGAGTCAACCGAATTCCTGGCTCCGTTGATCAGCTTCCCGTAGGTGGTCGTCGTG